TCACCAGTAGGTACTACAGCGTCAATGCTGAGACGCATCATTTAGGCGTGATGCTGAACCCGTATTACAAAGAGTGCAACATCCGCATCGACTGGGGTGTTGACGGTGGCATATACAAAGTGGAGTGGCAAAATGAGTAAGATGAAAGAACAAAAGTTTTTTAAGGGCGACTTGGTGCAGATTGCCGATGACCTTGGTGCGTCAATGCGTCACTTTGCCAAGGGCTGTAAAGCTATTGTTATTGGCACATACGCAGAGATATGTTATGACGATAACGATGTGGACAATTACAAGCTCTACATCATACCTAACAAGGGGTCATCTGCTTGGTATCACGAGCCTCAGCTAACTTTGATTGAACCAAACCGTTACGACCTACTACCGAAGAACAACCGAACGCGACTCAACTGGGAAGCGCAACAAGCAAGAGACAATAAAGCGCAGTTTAAACATGAAGATTACACAGTAACTTTAGGAGAAAAGAATGACTGAGGAAGACGCATGGCAGGACATTGAGCGCAAACAACAGACAAACAAAGAAACTGCGTTGCGTCAACACGCACATAACCGCGCTTGTGAAGTGATGCGTGAGTTAAGTAACGCTGAACTAAGTCAGATGACAATGCTCAGAGTGTTTGCATTAGGTTATCGTGCGGCGGTGCTTGACATGGGAAGAGAGAAAAATGGTAGCTAAAAAACCAAATATTGCCGGACAGCTTTGCTATGCTAAAAAGAAGATAGCCAACTTAGAAAAAGAGAACGCAGAATTACGCACGTCATGGATGGAAGAATTGACTGCGAGAGCAAAGCAAAGTCGTGAGTTAGAGTTGGCATACGCACAAGCAATAAAGTACAAAGGTGTCATTGAATACCTAGAGGGGAAATTAAAAGATGAATGAGATACCAAAATTTACAACCGTCAAAGGCTCAACTGTAGCAAAGGTTTTACAGGTGGTTGGTCGTGCTACAACCAGTACATTAGTCAAACTAACGGGTAGACCAATCAGGTCTGTGCTGTCTACGGTGAAGACCCTACATGCCCGCAGCAAGGTTCACATTGGTAGCTATGAGCTTAGTAGTCGTGGCAAAGTATTGCAAGTATGGCATTGGGGTGATGGCGATGATGCGAGAGCGCCGGTTATTACCAAGCAAACGTTTATTCCCCGCCTTGATGAGGCAGCAGCATGGTTAAGGAATCCGATATGACTAACGGACAACAATTAGGCGACCACGTTAAATACCTTGTAGACAAGTACAACTCACGCATGGTTAAGGAACCCGATATGAGCGAACTACCAAAGCGAGCAACAAACCATTTGTACATTGATGAATCAGGGGTACACACCCGCGCTAACGAGCAACAAGTCGGTGGCGCACACTACGCGGTCAAGGCTATACAGCCGTGGGACTACATCATCGACAACAACTTGGGCTATCTTGAAGGCAACATAGTGAAGTACGTTAGCAGGTGGAAAGACAAGGGTGGTATCGAAGACCTAAAGAAGGCACAGCACTACTTGCAGAAGTTAATTGAAGTCACGGAGAAGTCTAATGGATGACGAAGACCTGCGCGACTTGTTTGCGGGTATGGCGATGCAAGGAATGTTGGCAGACAACAGCAGTCTATTGAACATCAACGGCGATAAGCATTTAGCTACCACCGCTTACTCACTGGCGGATGCAATGATTGAAGCCAAGTACGCGCAGCCAGAAGTCGGTATTGCAGCAGTAAAGAAACGTAAAACCAAGGAGCAGTGATGGACTTAATCGTAGTTGATATGGAAACGTACTATGACCAAGACTTTAGTTTGAGCAAGATTACAACTGAAGCCTACGTACGTGATGACAAGTTTGAGGTGATTGGTCTAGCAATTAAAGTTAACAACAACCAAACCGAGTGGGCGAGTGGCACACATGAACAGATTAAAACGTGGCTCGATACGTTCAACTGGGCAGACGCAATGGTGGTATGCCACAACACCATGTTTGATGGTGCTATCCTTAGTTGGCGTTTTGGTATCAAGCCTCGTGTGTGGGCTGATACTCTGTGTATGGGTCGTGCCTTGCATGGTATTGAAGTGGGTGGCTCACTCAAAGCTATGGCTGAACGTTACGGCGTGGGTGTCAAAGGCAATGAAGTAATCCAAGCCAAGGGTATGCGCCGTACCGATTTCAGCGTCGAACAGCTTTCACGCTATGGGGACTATTGCATCAATGATGTGGAGTTAACGCATAGTTTGTTTTACCTGATGGCAAAGGGCTTCCCCAAGCAGGAGCTACGCATCATCGACCTGACGTTACGCATGTTCATTGAACCCGTGCTTGAGCTTGACCTGACATTACTTGAGCAACACTTGCGTGAGACTAAGGATGAGAAGTTTAGGTTGTTATCCCGCATCGAAGCAACGAAAGAAGAGCTGCTGTCTAACCTGAAGTTTGCCGATTTGTTGCGTGAGTTCGGTGTTGAACCGCCGATGAAGGTCAGCCCCACGACAGGTAAACAGACCTTGGCATTTGCTAAGAGCGACGAGGAATTTAAAGCACTTGCCGAGCATCCTGACTTGCGGGTGCAGACCCTTGTTGCGGCACGGCTTGGTACGAAGTCCACACTTGAAGAGACACGCACTCAACGCTTTATGGGTATCGCCAACCGTGGACTACTACCTGTACCGATTCGGTATTACGCAGCGCACACAGGTCGATTCGGCGGAGATGACAAGATTAACTTGCAGAACCTGCCAACCCGTGGGGTGAATGCGAACACATTGAAGCGGGCGATCATTGCGCCTGAAGACCACATTATTATCGACGCTGACTCAGCGCAGATTGAAGCACGGGTATTGGCATGGCTTGCGGGGCAGGCTGACTTGGTGGATACGTTTAAGAAAAACAACGCAGAGATATTGGCGGGCGTAAACAAGAAAGATTTTAAGCATGACCCATACAAACTTATGGCGTCACAGATATACAGTAAACCACCGGAGAATATAACTGACCCTGAGCGGTTCGTCGGTAAGACAACGATTCTTGGTGCAGGGTACGGCATGGGTGCGCCTAAGTTTCAGATGCAGCTTAAGACGTTTGGATTTACGATTGACATCGAAGAAGCGCGGCGTATCATTGACATCTACAGACGCACTAACCAAGACATTGTTATGCTCTGGCAGCAAGCTCAGAATGTAATCGCTAACATGTCAAGGGGTGATGTGTCACAGCTAGGTCGGCCCGACGTACTGACTGTTGAGAAGAACGCCATCAAGTTACCGTCAGGGTTGTTGATGCGTTACGATGACTTGCGCTTTGAACAAGGAGCAAAGGGTGTTGAGTATAGCTACAAGACACGCCGAGGATACACCCGCATATATGGGGGCAAGGTCGTAGAGAACGTGTGTCAGGGTATTGCACGGTGCATCATTGCCGAACAGATGTTGCGTATAGCCAAGCGATACAAGGTTGTGTTGACTGTGCATGATGCAGTGGCTTGCGTTGTGCATAAGGATCAAGCAGTAGAAGCAGTGGCATACGTTGAAGAATGTATGCGTTGGACACCTGACTGGGCAGCGGGGCTACCTGTTAACTGTGAGTCAGGCTTTGGTAAATCGTACGGAGATTGTTAAACATGGAGAAGCAAATGATAAAGTATTATGAATATTTTGGTGGGGATTTGCATGAAGTAAAACCAATGGCTAGGAATACTGACCCCAATACTAGCCACGAAGCAGCAGATGCAGCGCGAGACTTGGCGCTACACCATGCGACACTTATCTTAGCTACACTACGTAGGCACGGTGCAGCATCACCCACAAGTATTGCACGGCGACTAGGGCTTGACCGCGCACAGGTGTTTAGGCGTATGTCAGACTTGGAAAAGCAAGGTCGTGCGTACCCCACAGGTATGCTGATTAAGTCCCCATCAAACCGAAACGAACGTGAATGGGCGGCAGTGGTTGTGCATGCCGAACAGGAGTAGCAAATGAGTTCACCCTCATGGTCGTACAGCGGGATCAAGAAGTTTGAAACATGTCCTAAACAGTTCTACCATATCAAGGTTCTCAAGGAGTACGAAGAACCGCCGACCGAAGCAACGCTCTATGGTACGCAGTTTCATGAGGCAGCGGAGTTTTATATCAGAGACGGTACACCGCTTCCTGCACCATTTGCATTTGCCAAGCCGGTACTGGATAAGCTGAACGCGATTGAGGGTGATAAGCACTGCGAGTATGAGATGGGGTTGACCGAGCAGCTAGAACCCTGCTCATTTAAAGACCCGCGAGTTTGGTGGCGCGGCATTGCAGACTTGGTTGTAGTAAATCATGATAGTGGCAAAGCTAAAGTGGTGGATTACAAGACAGGCAAGAGTGCGCGGTACGCAGATCGTGGGCAGCTAGAGTTAATGGCGTTGGCGTTATTTAAACACTTTCCTCTTGTGGAACAGGTCGATGCTGCGCTATTATTTGTTGTAAGTAACGACTTTGTTAAAGCTCGATACACCCTAGCGGACGTGCCGAGGCTGTGGGCGAAGTGGCTAACCGCACACGCTCAGATGCAAGCGGCGTACACTAATGACGTATGGAGTCCACGCCCAAGCGGATTATGCCGAAAGCATTGCGTAGTGATAGAGTGTCCGCACAACGGAAGGAGTAATTAAATGGCAACCAAGTCCCGTGACTATAAGCAAGAGTATGCAACATACCAAGGCAAGCCCGAGCATATTAAAGAACGTGCCGAGCGCAACAAGGCGCGTAGCACATTGGTAAAAGCGGGTAAGCTGCATAAGGGCGATGGCAAGGACGCTGCACACGTCAAGGCTGTCGATAAAGGCGGCTCAATTAAAGACGGTGTACGTGCAGAAGATGCCAACAGTAATCGGTCATTTAAACGTGACTCGAAAGGCAACTTAGTATCAGAAGTTAGCAAGCGCGAACGCAAGAAGAAGTAAGCAGTACGTAGTGAGCATCACGAGTACCGACCATTCACACGCCGTGTTTGGTCGATTTTGCATCGGAGAACGTATTGGAAATCGTTAATAACAAGTCGCTACTATTGACGGTGCGTAATCCGCAACGCATTACAACGGTGATACCAAAGAGTAAAGACCTAGGAGAAGGTAAAGTGCTTGTTAAATGGGGGCTAGACGAAGTACAGGTATTGAAGAATTTAAACATCCGAGATGTACCAAGCCCGATACTGGGGCAGTACGCATGGACAGGGCAACATAAACCGTTCGATCATCAGCGCACGACAGCCGCATTCTTAACACTTAACCGCAGAGCGTTTTGTTTAAACGAACAAGGCACAGGCAAAACAGGGAGCGTCGTATGGGCGGCAGACTTCCTGATGACACAGAAACGCATTAAGCGCGTACTTGTGATCTGCCCGTTATCTATTATGGATGCGGCGTGGCGCACCGACTTGTTTAAGTTTGCAATGCACCGCACAGTTGACATTGCGTACGGCAACGCAGCCAAGCGCCGTGCTGTGATTAACGGTGGTGCTGAGTTTGTCATCATTAACTATGACGGTGTTGAGATTGTGCAGCAAGACATATACAACGCCAAGTTTGATCTGATTGTTGTGGACGAAGCAAATGCGTATAAGAACGCACAGGCTAAACGATGGAAGGTACTGAACAACCTGTTAACACCTGATACGTGGTTGTGGATGCTGACAGGAACACCTGCTGCACAGTCACCGCTCGATGCGTACGGCATTGCAAAACTTGTTAATCCGAAAGGTGTGCCACGGTTCTTTACAACATTCCGTGACATGGTGATGGTCAAGCTAACGATGTTCAAGTACGCACCAAAGATTGATGCTGCAAAGATTGTTCATGAGGTGTTGCAACCGGCGATACGATTCACCAAGGACGAGTGCCTTGACTTGCCGGACATGACGTACATTAAAAGAGAGGTGGAGTTAACTAGACAGCAGCAAAAATATTACACCCTACTCAAGAAACGTATGCTCATCGAAGCCGCAGGAGAAGCCATCACAACGGTTAACGCTGCGGTCAACATGAATAAGCTTTTGCAAATATCGTGCGGCGCAGTGTACTCAGATACGGGGGAGACCATCGAGTTTGACATCAAGCATCGTTACGCGGTGCTAAAAGAAGTTATTGACGAGGCAAGTCAGAAGGTGTTGGTGTTTGTACCGTTCAAGCATGTGATCTCGATCCTGTCAGAAAAGTTGAATGCCGACAACATTGCTACCGAAGTTATTAGCGGGGATGTAGCCGGTAACAAACGTGCAGACATCTTCAAGCGGTTCCAAGAAACAGACTCCCCTCGGGTGTTAATCATTCAGCCACAAGCTGCTGCACATGGGGTTACGCTCACCGCTGCCGACACGGTGGTGTGGTGGGGTCCGACATCGTCACTTGAAACGTATGCTCAGGCTAACGCTCGGGTACATCGAGCAGGGCAACGACACCCCACAACGGTGATCCAATTACAAGGGTCTGGTATAGAAAGACACGTATACAACTTATTAGATAATAAAATAGACGTTTACACAAAAATAGTTGACCTCTACAAAGAAATAGTAGATTAGTTAACAAAACTGTACTATAATTCAATTGTCATAACCAAGGAGAATTATCATGGCAAACGAAGTCCCAGTAGAAAAGCTAGTTAAGGTGTACATCAAGATGCGTGAGAAGCAAGCAGAGATGGCAAGCGCATACAAAGAGCAGGAGGAAGCACTCAAGGACAAGATGGCTAAGGTCAAGGGTGCGTTGCTTGAGCATTGCAAGGAACACAACGTCGAAAGCGTCCGCACCGCAGAAGGGGTATTCTTTCGTACCCTGAAGCAGAGTTATTGGACGAACGATTGGGAGTCGATGGGCAAGTTCATCGTCGAACACCAAGTACCTGAGTTGCTTGAGAAGCGATTACACCAAGGCAACATCAAACAGTTTTTGGCAGAACACCCCGATTTACTGCCCCCGGGGATCAACGTGGACAGTGAATACTCAGTAACGGTAAGGAGAAAATAATGTCGCAAGGACCATTTGTACCAATTGAGGAATGCGCCAAGCATTTCACAGTATCAGTATCAACGATACGTTCGTGGATTAGGCAAGGGTTCATCCCTAAAGACACATACCTAAAAATCGGGCTTACTTACAGGTTCGACCTGTCGGCTATGGTACAAGCATTCTCTGCCCGAGCCGATGACGAATTACCAGAAGTACCAGTTGAAGTACCAGTTGAAGTTGCAATGAAAGAGCCAGTGCAGTTGGAATTAAACTTTAACCCTGATGAAGACCTATAGGAGAATTACATGTCCTCGATGACATTATTTGGTGGTAAGCAGTCTGCCCTTTTAGCCGGTGTTGAGAACAACCTGACCACTACCTTAGCGGGTAACGGCAATGCGGGTTCCAATCGTCGCCTGTCAATTAAAGGTGGCGTGTTTCGTGAGTTGATTAACGGTAAAGAGCATCGTGTAAACGAAGACCGTGCGATGAATGTGGTGCTGATTAACGCTGCGGGAATCTCGCGCATGTACTTCGCCGGAAGCTACGTCGAAGGTGAGACAACGAAGCCTATGTGTTGGTCATCTGACACCCGCACTCCTGACCCTGCTGTGCCACAGGATCAGCGTCAGTCACCACGCTGTTTGGATTGCAAGCAGAACATTAAAGGTTCGGGTCAAGGCGAAGGTCGCGCTTGCCGATTCCAACAACGTGTGGCTGTGCTGCTCGATGGCGAGATTGAGAAGCGCGAAGTGTATCAGTTGTCACTTCCTGCTACGTCAATCTTTGGTGATCCGGACAACGGCAAGATGCCCTTGCAAGCGTACGGACGTCACTTGGCAGCGCACAGCACCAACGCAATCGGTATTGTGACTGAGATGCGCTTTGATACGGCAAGCCCAACGCCTAAGTTGGTGTTCAAACCCATCCGTGCATTGAACGATGAGGAGATTGCGGTAGCATTGGAGATGCGTACCCATGAGGATTCGGTCAAAGCGGTAACGCTTAACGTGTCACAGATGGACGGTGTGATTCCTGCACCGAAAGTTGGCGGTACGCCGGACGAGTTGTTTGAGAAACCCGCACCGAAAGCCGCCGCGAAAGCCGCTGCAATTGCTGCACCCGTAGTTGCTGCCGCTGCTGTAGCCGCTACACCTGAAGCTCAGGCTGAAGAGCCAATCCCCGAGCCTAAGAAAGTTGCAAAGAAATCCGCTGCCCCCGCAGAAGAGAAGGCTGATCTTGCTGACCTCGTTGGCGATTGGGACGACTAAGTAACTTAGTTGTTTGGGGAACACGGAGTCATGCCCGTTAGTACCCACCTTTTTCTTCACGCAGTGCAGGGGCAACTATGGATGCAAGAGAATTCTTGGGGGCGGTACTAGGCGACAACGGTTACTATTGCATAATAGGAATTAAGAATCCTGAAGACCTGACTGACCCAAACGAGAAACCAGAGCAAAGATTTTTTACAACCGTTGATGAAGCTGTAAAAAAGGCGATTGACCTTGATGAGACAGGCGTTAATGCGTTCTTTGCATTAGCTAGATTTGAGACTAATAAGACACGCGCAGCGTTTAACGTAAAACAAATTAAGTCTTTCTTTCTTGATATTGATTGCGGTGCAACCAAGCCTTACGCAACACAACTAGATGGGCTAAAAGCACTACGCACTTTTTGCAAAGCACTGACGTTGCCTAAACCACTGATCGTTAATTCAGGTCGTGGGTTGCATGTGTATTGGACGCTTACAGAGCCTGTCTCACGCGAGATATGGAAACCTGTTGCTGAACGTTTTAAAGAATTGTGCGGTGAACATGGTATGCACATCGACACAGCAGTACCGGCTGACGCTGCACGAGTGCTGCGGGTACTGGGTACGCACAACTACAAAGACAATCCGGCTAAAGAAGTCACGCTTATAGGCGATGTACCGCCATCAGTTACATTTGCGGCGTTTAAGGGTCTAGTAGGCGAGAGCATAGTTAAGAGAGACTACGCGCCACGTACGCTTGACCCATTGACCGCAGCAATATCCGGTAATTTTGTGAGCCGGTTTAAGACCATCATGCTAAAGACAATAGCGGGTGATGGGTGTGAGCAGTTAAAGAATATTATTGAAAACCAAGCCACGATGTCTGAGCCGCAGTGGAGGGCAGGATTATCTATCGCAGCGTATTGCTCAGATGGTGATAAGGCTATACATAGGATTTCATCAAGGCATCCTGAATACAGTCCTGAAGCAACAGAGATAAAAGCGCAGACCATAAAAGGTCCGTACCTATGTGCGAGATTTGATGAATACAACCCCGGAGTTTGCCCATCATGCAAGCACTGGGAAAAAATAAAATCGCCCATAACATTAGGGCGCGAGATAGCAGAAATATCAGACGAGCAGCGCGTTGTTGTGGCTACTGATGCCGCGTTTCCTTCAGGCACGACACGCAAGTACGAGATACCTAAGAAGTTCCCCGAGCCGTACGGCTGTGCAGCGGGGGGTGGCATATACGAGCGCATTGTAAACGATGAGGGCGATGAGAGACAAGTCCTGATATACCACAACCCGATATACGTTGTTAAGTCAGTACGTGATCCTGAGCTTGGGTGGTCGGCTGTTATGCGGCTGCATTTGCCCAAGGACGGTATACGTGAATTTACGATACCGCTATCAGCAATTTCGTCTAAGGATGAGTTTCGCAAGTACCTGTCTATGTACGGTGTTGCCGTGATGAAGATAGACGCCTTAATGATTTACACTTTGAAATGGGTCAACATGTTGCAGATGGAAACAGAAGTTGAAGAGGCACGCCGCCAATTTGGGTGGACAGATGAAACCTTTAAATCATTCGTTGTGGGTGCGGTAGAAATATTTGCTGATCGGTTTGAAGCAAGCGCCCCTGCGGGAAACACAGCGGGGTTGTTCCCTGCGTTTACACCACATGGTACGTTAGAAGGATGGAAGAAGACGATTGATTTTTATAATCGCAAAGGGTTTGAGCAGCATCAGTTTGTTGTAGGCACAGCGTTTGGTTCGCCGCTTATGGCGTTGACACCGATCCACTCAATGATAATTCATGTATGGAGCAGAGGTTCAGGGCATGGTAAGACAACAGCTATGATTGCAGGAGCATCTGTTTGGGGCGACCCCGGAGTTTTGGTTTTGCAGCGCGGGGATACGATGAACTCTAAGATGAACCGTGCAGAGGTGTATAAGAACCTGCCGTTGTACATGGACGAGCTAACCAACACCGAACCTAAAGACTTGAGCGACATGGCGTACCAATTGCCCAACGGAGTGCAACGGAATCGGCTGACTTCAAAAGGCAACGTAGAGCGGTTCAGGGGCGCACCGTGGAAGCTGCTTACTTCAACTACAGCTAATAACGACATGATTTCACGTATCGGTTTGTACAAGGCAATGCCCGAAGCCGAAGCCCAACGTATCCTAGCCATCAAGTCGGTGCGAATAAATTTTGTTTCCAAAGACGAGACAGATGATTTCAGTTCCGCGCTCATATCTAACCACGGTCATGCAGGACCGATTTACATGCGGTATGTGATTGAAAATATTGATGCGGTTAAGGCTTTACTTATTTCAACGCAACGCAAGCTCGACAACGCCGCAGGGTTGACCGCAGAGAATAGGTTTTGGTCGATTGGTGCAGCGGTTACGATTACAGGGCTGATAATTGCCAAGAAGATCGGGCTGATTGGTTTTGAGATTGCACCAATTGCAAATTGGATTGTTACCGCAATGAAGAAGTCTCGCGCTGATTCTGTGATGTTGGCAGGAGATGTGGAAAGCGTCATCACCGATTACTTAGCCTTTAACTATAACAACATATTACGTATCAAGAGTACCGATGATGCACGGGCGAATGACACCACAGGGCTTGAGAAGATATTGAACCCTGATGCAACACCACGTATGGGTATGGTCGGGCGCTATGAGTACGATGTGTTTAAGCTGTACCTCTTACCCAAACCGTTGAAAGAATGGTGCGGCAAACAGCAGATCGACTACACGGGGTTAATCGACGGGCTAACGGCAGGACGCACCAAGGCACATCGTGGCAAGCAGCGGTTGGGTAAAGGTACACACGTTAATCTTCCGGCAGTTAATGTAATTGTGTTGGATTGTTCAGGGTTTTTAAACGATGAAACGACAACGTATACGCCCGTTCGTTCCGACTAGCGAACGGATAAAGCACGATGACTTGTCGCCCGATAACATACGGATTGTTATTGACTGGGAAAACTTTGTTACCGGAGCTTCGGTTTTTGTACCGGCTGTTAACGTAACAGAGTTAGTCGCGCAATTTTATGAGATTGCGCACAAAAAGAATTTTCAGGTTGAACGCCGTGTGCGTATAGAAAATGGCAAGTGGGGGGTACGCTTTTGGCGGATAGCGTGATACTATTATTCCTGATGGCTCTCCACCATCAAACTCCTTGGTTTAGTAGTACCTTGACCCCCGACTCTCCCTCGGGGGTTTTTTTATTCCGCGTCGTATTCCCGTATGCCCGCCATAATCTCAGGCAAGAGCTTTTTGTTAAACGTCAAACCGTGATACTTTTGTGCAGACGCTTTGGCATGCCCTTCCATTGACCTGCGTAGCGTATCGCCGGATATAGCAATGGTGGGGTGCTTCTTGTTGAACTCCCCCATCTTTTGCGTAATATCTTGAACCGCTTCGGTGTCACCTTGACGCGCAGCCATGTAGTAATTAAGCAGTAACGACTTTTGCTGTTTAATAACTGTACGCTCAAAGCCTTTAGCGTTGGCATTGATCTCTTGCTGTGCGATGTAATCCGCCGGAGCAAACCCAAGCATCTGCGCCCCTGCATTCCATGCGCTAATGTCGCCCGTAATCGGATCGCCACGCAAGGTCGTTGCACCCTCAGTACCGAATCGAACACCTTTAAGCATATTGCCAATAGCGGAAGGCAGCATTTGTTCAACGCCGCGCTCGATATGACCCTCGTTCATTAGCGTGATACCACGTTCAAACTTTTTACCTACCCCGTAGACCGGACCGCCCAAGGTTTCAAGCAATGTGAGCAACGCGGTTTGGGTTTCCGGCGCTTTTTGGTCACGAAAAATTAAGTCACTCAAACCAATGCGAGATGCAAACTCAAGATTTGTAAGACCATTTAGCGCCCCGCTGTACACGGTCTCGTTAGTCCATTTACGGACTTGCGTTTCAAAGTCATCATCGTCGTCTTCTTTAATCATGTTATAGATCATCGCGGCAATACCAAACATTGGCACACCCTTCAGACCCGCAAGTAAAGCAGACGATCCGTAGATACCTGCAACTTGACGCAATGCAGCACCCCGCGTTGCGGCATCCTGACCCTTGACCGTTTCCATCGCAGTTTTGAACAACATGTAATACATCGACACGCCGTAGCGTTTGAACATAAACAAAATTCTACCGATGTTGCCTTGCGCCAGACTAGGCGCTGCTGAAGCCGAGGCGCTACCGTTGGTCAATTCGGTGATGTTAATAGCGTTCTCTGCTGCACGATCTTGCTTTTGTGCAGTGGTCATCACAGCTTCTTCTTTCGTCGGGTTTGACTTCATCCGCTGCAATTCTAGGTCGTACGCCGTGGCAAGGGTAACTTCCCTGTTCATGCGCTCACCGTGGTGGAACATAAACCCCGACATTGCGTTTACCTTATTGCCAACGCTATCGGTCTTGTCCACTGCAAGGATGTCAAATATCTGTGAACGATTAAGTTGACCGTAATCCAACGCTTTTTCTACAAGGGCTGCGTACTTACGAATCTCAGGTGGCAGCTTAGAAGGATCAGACCAGTCGTAGTTAGCCATAGATGGTCCGGCAACAATATCGGACTTCACACCTAAAATGTCTACCCGTGCTTTGTCTTTAAACCCACTAGCTGTAAACAGACGTGTCGCCTCCCCCATTGCTTTCATGGTTTCGGAGTAACCGTACTTGCCGCCAAGATAAGGCAGAGTGACTAACGGCAATTGCGTTAAGTTAACAATCGCAGAAGACAAGTTAAATCCAAGCAACGCATTAAAGCCTATCGAGGTACTGAGTTTAGACCACTCTGATACTTCCGGGTGCAACACAAATTTAATGCGTTTTGCAAACTCGCGCTCATACATTTGGGCTTGTTCTTTGTTACCCACTAAGTTGCGAACGTACTTAGATATGTCACTACCAAGCTGCTGAAACTTAGCGCCGTACTCAACGTTTGCAAGTTGGCGCGTGATGCCGTAGGTCTTGTTAGAAAACGCACGGACAGCGTCTTTGTCAAAGCCAAGTGTGTCTTTACGGTTTCTAAACGATTGCGCAAATGAGTTCTCAGGCAAGGCGTTAAGATACAACTCCATGATGGCTTCGCGAGATTCTGCACCAACGTTGTTGGCATCAAGCACATCTAGCACTCGACCCATAAAGGACGATGACGGTGCGTTGCTGTAGTTAATCTTCTCACCCTTACGAAACTCATTTACGTCACTGAACTTAAGGTTCTTATCCGCATCTGCCATTGCTTGCAAATCAGCAATCGCTCGATCCCGCGCAATCTTAGTCTCGAATGCTTCGATGTACTGCTCGTTACTCTTAGGCGTACCGTCAGGGTTGTTGACCGCCATGTTGTATGACAGCCAGTAATCACCGCGACGAGTTAACGGGAAGTACGGTTCAATGATGCCACGCTCATCGAACAACTTCTTGAGCATACCGTAGGCTTTAGTGGCTTCCTTTGACTTACCAAACTCGTCATCAATACGGGTTCTTAGAATGTCCCCAATCTTATCGTATAGTTTCTTATAGGTGTCACGCATCTCGCCGTAGACTTGTGCGCCACCGTTCCTCTGCAATTCCCGCCACTTGGGTTCCAAGGCATCCCACGCGTCTGCAAGCTTGTTGCCACTTGTGTCGGTCAGGCTGTTGCCGTACTTGTCCACATACGCACTGCGTAACTTAGACGGATCAACACGGTTTACGGTACTCTCGTACACCACGTCATTGAAGTTACGCATGGTGTCAGCCGACTGTTTCTTAGCCCAGTCACGCACACGGTTAATTGTGGGTTCGACCTCGCTGTAGAGCCTACCCTCACGACCTGATTTCAGATGCACGAGTTTATCAAACTGTTTAGCCATAGGGATGATGCTTTCGGCAACGTCTGATAAAGCGTTCGCAGGTAAAGCACTTAACAGGAAGCGTCGAATCGCGTCTGGTATGCGGGCGGTAAAGACGTTACGGAACGCGTCTTTTGTGTCCGTGTTGAAATACGGGATGTTGCTGTACGCCTGACCCATCGAATTAAAAAACGCATTTGCTACGCTAGGGTTAGACGCTGCCAAATACAGCGACCCCGCAGTACGCATCCCCGGTGCAGGGGAAATGATTGACTCCATTAACCGATCTGTTTGGTCATACGCAGACTCAATACTCTTGTGCTGCATACCAATCATAGAACGCATGAAGTTCTTAACCGTATTGGTAAATCGTTGCCAAGCTGAAATTGGCGTACCGTCAGGGTGCAGGGCGCTTAACTTCTCGCGGAACTCGACGTTACCCCAAGCCTCGGCAACAAACTCTTGTAAGCTCTGAGCGCCGTAGGCGGTATCAAGCATAGGCTTTACCGAATTGAATATTTTGGTAAGCTGCCTAGTTACCGGATGGTTTGCGTTATCCAAGATGTGCGACAACGCGCCGTGCGTCATCTCGTGGATCAGCGTGTGGTTGTTAAGCCCTGTCTTTGAATCGAGGCGGATTGTGTTTGTTGCAGGATCAAACAGACCGGCAGCGGGTTTACCATCTTCACCAACTAGGTTGTTCACTACCTCAACTCGCGTACCACCCACGACACTTGCGAGAAGCCGCACGATACGTCCGACGATACCATTGGTTTGCCCTGCTAACGCATTAAGCGCACCCTGCAAGTTACCGGCTTCCAACATGGCCCGGACAGCAGGGTGAAGTGGTACACCTAAACGACTTACTGCATCTTGTGGAAGTTCTCTATATCCCCTACCACCCAATATATCGTCAACAATATTGTCAATAATATCTTCCGCATTTGCTTCTTTCCACGCTATGTTTTTTACTTCAGGCTCGGTCTTGTGCAAAGGTGTGGGTTTCTTTGTACGTTTCTTTACGTTAAGCAGCGCACGGGCAGCGGGAAGTAATACTTCATCCTCGTGTTTTTGTTCGTATTCTGCGGAAGTTTTATCATGCCCTAACAACTTGTCTGTAAAGTTTTTATCCGCAAACTTTATTTGTTCTTCCTTGTACGCTATAACCATTTCATCAAGTTTAGCGTTAGCTTCGGTGCTTAAGTTTGCTTGCACCCATCGTTGTGCATGCGCTGCTGCCGTTTTGCTCATGCCCTTAAAGAACTTAGCTTCAGGTGCAGGAACGTTTTGTAATCCTTCTTTGAACCGTGGGGTGTTAGCCGCAATATCGAAAGCAATGTTACGCAGGTTATCCACAAGACGCGGCATCTTGGAGAAGTACACATGTGCAGAATTACGAGCAAAAAGATCACTTGTAGTTGTTTTCTTTGCTTTCGCCGGACCTCTAAGTAAGCTGCCTACCTTACGACGATCAGGGTCACGCGATTTGCCAATATCGTCTTTGTCGATCTTGTACTTTTGAACGTTTGTTGCAAACCATTTTTGATACTCGTTGGTTTCTTTTGCGGCAAGCTCTTCCCACTCGGGGTTCACTTCAGGCGCAACTTCTTCAGCCTTTGTTTCAGGCTCGGCTTTAGGTTCTGCCTTAGTTTCTTTCTTAGCTTTAGGCGCAGGTTTGGCTTTTGGTTCTGCCTTAGTATTTGGCTCACCTAAAAGTGTTTGCACGTCTTGATACGACTCGATGCGAACGTTTGGCAGCACAGCACGAAGCGCGGGAATAATTTCTGCAATAGATGGGTTAACCAGTACGCCAGTTATATCTGCTGAAGTCGGGCTAGTAACTCCTTCACGGAACGTAATGATAAATGGGCCATCACGATACGCTACACCACCAGCAGTACCTGAAGCAGACGCAGCGCCTGCTGCTTTGTCAGGACGTGTAAGGGCTTCAAAATATAGCCCCGGACGAATCCCACCGTTTACCATTGCAATTAAATCTTTAACGCCTTGACCAAGCGTACTAACTTTAGACATACCATGTGCAGGGACAGACGACCCTTGCGCTTTCACAGCTTCAAATGCTGGGTTGGCTTGCAACGCTCCGTCTTGCCACGATTCATTACGCATAGTGCGGTTAGCTTTATCCCACTCACGCACCTTCTCGTTTAAGGCTTTATCTTTAGCCTCACTATCGGTTTCAGACTCGGCTTTAGCTGCTTTTGCTTCGCTTTTAGCAATGGTTTTATCCGCCGCAGCGTTAATTATAGGGTTCCACTTCGCGTAGAAATTACGTCCTTCTTCTAAAGCCTTTGCTAATTTTTCTTTTGCGGCTTTTGATTCAGGACCCATTTCAGCTCGGCGCTCAACTCGTTCAGCGTTAGCTACTTTTCTTTTTATTCTTGCACTTTCTTTATTGAAAAAGTCCCAGTCAATTCCCTCGGCTTTGGCTTCAGCTTCCACAGGCGCACCGGTAAGCTCGGCATCTAGTTCGGCTTGTAACGCATCTTGCTCTTCTTGCGAGATTTCTTCTTCGGCTACTGAAGACTGTGCCTTTCCTTTTCCATCATTGTCAGGTTTAGCTCTTCGACCAGTACCTGCCAGTCCTTGTTCTTTAGATTCCGAAACTCCCGTGGTACTTTCTGTACTTGCAGGTGTTGGTTCGACACTCGCACCACCCACGTCCACAGGCGACTCACTTGCTCCGGACTCAGCGGCTGACTCAGCGGTAGTTCCTGTACTCTTAGGCGTGTTAGCATTTTTAGCTTCCTCGGCTTTCTTAGCTTCCTTGGTTATCATTCGTGCAAGCGTGGGTTCTCTAGTTCTAAGTACACCACCGTTTGGACCAAACAACTCACCCTGTACTTGCACGAACGGGGATTGTTGCAACACGTTTTGGATGTTCGTACGTACTTTGGGTTTTGTATTCGGGTTTGCCGCAAGGCTACGCAGCGCATTACTTACGCCAAGCCGTTGCACCGGGTCAGAAAGGTCTTTACCAAGTGATAACTTGTAAGCAGGTGCGCTCTTAGGAATACCCAGAACGTCTAACGCTTGAGCAGTGATGATTGCTTGGGGTTGTGCAGGAGCTTCGGCTTCAGGCTGTTCACCTACACCGCGTTGGAGTCCTTCTTCGCGGGTTGGCGTTGGCGCTTGCTCATCATTAAATAATGATAGTTGTCCTCGCGGGGCAAACTGCAACTCGTTTTGGCGGGGATCAGACATCTCACCGTTTTGCATTGACGCGAGGGTATCGTCGCGCTGCTCATCACGCGCTTGTTGATACGCAGCAAACGCTGCTGCTTTCGGTGGTACACCCTTGTCAATAAATTCTTGTGTTAACTCTTTAGCACGTACTTCTAACGGAGTAAGTTCTGGTTCAGCGTTACGCGCAGGTACGATATCGCCCAACAAGTCAGGTTCTTGCGAATTAAAAGTTTGCTCTAGTTCTGCTTGCCGTTTTTCACCAAAGTCTAAAGGCAACGATTCAGGGCTAGTAGAGGCTAATTCTGGGGGTTCGACCCCTTGAGGTGCGACAGGACCTTGAATACCCGCGAGTTCGGGGAACAGTTCCCCCTGCCCTGTTAGTTGTGGTGGCGCTACTTGTTCAGGTGGTTTGCGTCCGGCTTCGATCTCGGATAACTTGTTTCTTGCACGACCACGCGCACCGATACCGCCTAACGCACCAAGCGGGAATCCTAATACACCACCGCCGATTGCACTTTCTAAATATTCTGCACGGGCTTTTTCGTCGGTAATACTAAACCCTGCTTGCAGACGCTCAATAAGCTGCTGCCCAGTCTCGGTCAAGCTTTCAACGCTTCCGGTCTTCAGACCACTGCGACCCATGTTGTTTAACAAGCCGCGCTGGGCAACTTGCTTGAGTTGTTCCTCTGTAAGTTCTTTACCGATAGATTTAAACGCACGCCCAATGATAGGCATCATCTTAAACGACACTATGTCGAGCGCCGCTTGGGGTAACGCACCTGCAATGGCAGGAGCAAGTTCTGTTTGGGCAAGAGATTTTTTATCCCCGCCATCACCTTCCATTTGTGCAGATAGGTTCGATCCGGTGAACTGCGTGGCAGACGCTAAACCTGCAAGACCCGTACCGATCAATCCGGCAGTTGCACCGCCCACACCCACAACGGGTAACGCCGCAGCCGCAGCACCCGCAGCTAAAGGAGCTACCGTATAAGGTAACGTGCCACCCACTAGCTCTTTGAATTTAGTCCACGGTGCATCAGACCAGTTTTCTGTCGGAGTAAAAACTCGCGCAGCTTCTTTCTTCTTTTCGGCAATGGTTTTTTCGGCATCAGCCTCACTCATGATGCCTGTCTTACCGGCTACCGCAGCGAGGTCAGCTTGCAAGTTTTGCCAAGCCGCAGCTTTAGCCGCACCAAAACCACTGACCTCCGCAGGGCGGATAGGCGCAGAACGTAGCTCCGCTAATTTTGCTTGTAATTGATTAGCCCGTGCTTGTTGAACTAAATGTTCAGTAGCCGCAAACAAGTCTGCCTGAGATGCTCCTTCAGGACCGCTAACGTCGTATATGTTGCCATCAGGAGCTTGAACTGAATAAATTGGCATAATGCGTCCGTTGCTATGGTTTAGGGGCGGCGGGTTGAACACCTACTATGCTATATCCATCATACGAACCCATGCCTATTCTTTGCCGCAATACGTTAATTTCTGCGGGGGTTTTCTGTAAACGTTCTCTTCCCAACGCATATTGAGTATCTAATATATCTAGCTCACGTTGCATTTCAGGAGTTATTTTTGTACCCGGTAAAACACCCAACTTAGATTTTGCAACGGTATAATTTTTGTCCAAATCAACCAATCCTTTTTCTTGTATTCTTTGGAAATCTCTTATACGCTCCATAGCGTGATTAAAATCTAATTCTTTTTGACGTAACGTATTACTTGCCGCCGCAGTAGCGTTTGCTGCTTGTTTAACCGCAGCATCCACACCTTGGGACATACCAAGTACCGTATCTTTAAACCGAGCTTCACCGGCTTTAGTACCCGCCATACGTGACGCAGGACCGATATCAATGAGTTCGCCTTCGGCTTTGTGGCGTGCAGCAAGGGCTTGGTTGCGCGTATTTTGTGCAGCAGCGCCACCGGCAGCAATAGCACCGGCATTAGTGGTACGACCTGACATGCCTAGTAACCCGTTAATAAACGCAGCTTCTCTGTCTGCCGCCGAGCGCTCTTGGATCATCCGCTCTTTAGCTGCACGTTCTTCAGGGGTGTAGTTAGCCGCTGCCGCTGCACGAGCTTCGTTTTCTCTCGCTGCTTCGTCAGGTGTTTTAGTACCAATCAGTGATTGAATACCGAATCCAACGGTTCCGGGGGCATTGCCCATTGGTGTGCCGCCGCCCGTGCCTTGTGGTGCTGCTCGTGGTGCGGGTGGTGTTTCTGCTGTAGGTGCAACTGTTTTAAGAGTGCTTAAAAATTCACTAGCGTCTGTTGGGTCAACGCCGCGAGATTCTATTCTTGCCGTGTTTTCTTTTGCTGCATTTTCTCTTGCCAGTTTATCTGCGTACGGGGTTAGGCTTCCACGATCCCCGCCGTAAAACGATTCAGGTAAGTAAGGAAGTGGTACGCCCGCTGCCCGTAACGGACGAGTAATAACGGATTCGGCTGCGCCCGCAATGCCACGTACCGGCGCGGAAAGAACGTCTTTACCCGCTGCTATTAACTGTTCAATAGTATTTGTTGCTGCTGCACGATCCTTTTCTCGCTGCTCTTTTTCTTTGTCAGTAGAACCACCACCTTCAAAAGCAACAATGCCACCACCTGCCATGCCTTGCATATTAGGCGCAGGGATACCTGCCAGCCCTGCCGACGGGGGTTGTTGAGGTTGTGGAGTGCTTTGACCGGGCATCGGTGGCGCACCGGCGGATTGCAAGACTTTACGCTGTGCATCCTGCATCTGCTTCATCTTGTTCTGCATGACACCGGCTTGCTCGTCGATGACCTCTTTCTTAGTCATATCTAAGACTTGCGATTCGCGCTGATCGGCAATGGTCGGTGGCGTGCCTTGACCACCCATAGATAACGCCATTTGACGTGAGGCTTCTTCCTTATCGGACTTGAGCTTTTGCAACGCCAACAAGTCAATAAGCTGTTGGTTCTGTGCGTATTTTTGCTGAAGCATCTGAGGCTTGCCACGGTACGCATCTGCCGTTTGCTGAACTTGTTGGTCAATACCGAACATGATGTTTCCTTAGCCGAATAAGTTTTTGTACAAGTCTGTAATCATAGGAGCCGTACTCTTGTACAAACTAGCCAAGCCGCCTGCTGTACCTGCAACGTTTGCCACCGTAGATGGTTGAGCATAAGTATACGATTGTGTAGCCAACGGCAGACCTTGCAATAACGACTGTTGATACTGAACTTGCTTGTAGGGGAAGTCGCGTTCTTGATTGAACTGCGCCATATCTGCGGCAATACCTTCGCCTTCAATGCCCCGCTGTGTTGCGCCTAAATTAGCTTGCTTGTCTAACGCCGCTAACCCATATTGGTTGTTAGCGTTCTGTGCAGTAAGCCCAAAGCCTTGCTCAGTATTAAACTGGTTAGCAGCTTTATCGTATGCGGTGTTATAGCCCTGCCCTGTGGTTAGGGCTAGTTGCGAATTAAGGTTACGATTATTTTCTGAATCCATAATAGCTTGGCGACTACCACCGTACGCACCGGCTTGTGTGAGCTTGCCCGTATAACCTAATCGGTTAATGTCAGACTGCCTACGAATCTCGTCAAGCTGTGGGTTAAGCGATTGTTGCAAGTATGGGTTCATGTACTTCTGTGCAATACCATCGCTTGTAAACGACTGAGGCGTAAAGCTACCCATGTTGCTAGGTAAGGTTAACCCCGCTACACCCTGAAACGCTTGGTTCTGTAAGTCAGATGCACCCGCAGTAAGAGGTCCTTGGTACGCTTGATAGGGCGTTTCACTAAGTGCCTGACCCTTGCCAAGCATGTCCGTGACATAAGGACCCGCCCAATTAGATAGCGCCGATTCAGTCGAAAGTTGTGCGCCCGCTAGTGGATCAGGAATTGTTGGGGTTGCAGTTGCAGTTGTATCAGCCATCATTCACCTCACGCGGGTAGCGTTTTCTTTAAGTTTGCAGGTTTAATCTGCTTGGTTGTACCGTGTGCATGCTTACGGATTCGATCCATCATGTCGTATAAAACCTTAGCACCTGCACTTGAATTGCCACTGCCTAATGCGCTCACGATATCTGCGGGAACCACGAATTCGCCGTGACTTAATTTAGCTTGTTGCTTATTATCAATGTTTGCAGGTATTTTATCAGCCATTCCATCGGTTTGACCGCCTAAATAATAGCCAAGATCAGCTAGTCCGCCTTGGGCGTAACCCATCATGCCACCGTGAGCGGCACTGACCATACCACCATTATCAACAGGCACAGTGGGCGCAGGAGTCACAGGCGCTTCCACAGCAGGCGCTGCGGGAGCTACAGCCGCTATTCCGGTTTTTGGTCCATACGCCATGTCCGTAAAATAACGACGACCCATACTACCGGGGCGGCGAGGCGCGGTGTAATCAATTGGTAGTTGTTGGCGGGTCGCTGCAAGAACAGGAATTTTGCCTTGGTAACCAGACTTCGGTTGGCTGCTATTGAGTAAACCAGATGCGCCTAGCCCTGCCCCAAGCAATGAAGCTATGGCTGAACCGTAGTCTGTATTAGAACCGGACAACGCATTGTAGACACTAGCCACACTAGGCGTTGCAGTAGAACTCATGATATCCGCACTGTTGGCTGCGGCAGAACCAACAGCAACGGGATTGCCAAATGAATCATAAGATGACATCATTTACTCCTTAACAAATCAATTATCCCACCGTGGCTTTTATGCCATGTTTCTGACAACGGTACACCCGTTGCGGTTTCAAAATTTTGCGGGTCAAACGGATAAAACGTACGTGCTTGGTTAGGTGTCATATCTTGCATGTACTCCGCCATACGTGCTTCGGCTTCACCTAGTTCCCGCATATACATCTCATCCGGTGTTCTACCACCCATGAATTTATCAACTTCTTCTGTGTACTTTACAAACTCGGGCATCCTACGGATTTCACGAATAACGTATTCTTGGGGCATGCCCGCCATCCAAGGATGTGTAGCATACATCCGCGCTTGTGCGTCTATAAGCTTGTCGTTTGCATCGCTTACAGCTTGGCTGTAATACTCAGGTGATTGTTCGATACCAGTAGGGTTTGCACCGCGAGGTCTACCTTCTAAGTCGTTAATGGCATGCGATAACTCATGCACAGTTAATTCTTTAGGCGCAAAATTTAAATTATTTGGTGTACCCGCAAGTTGTTGATCGCTTGCACTATAGTACCCACCATAGTTTGGGTTATCCGGTTCAATTTTAAACTCTACGTCTTTTAACGCAGGGTAATGTTTAAATATTTCTGGGTCACTGTATACATCTTCCAGTTTTAAACCTTTTTCAATATCGTCAAGAGCAATATATTCGGAATACATTTTGTGTAGTTTTTTAGAATCAAAAGTGCTACCGTCCCAAGTCGGGTCAAGCAAAGGTTTTGTATCCCTAGCAGGCGGGCGACCTAATTCGGATTCAAACCACTTAAATGCTTCATCTTTTGACAACCCCTGTTCCATTTTTCTTTTAATTAAAGACGCGTCTAACGCCGCAGACCTATCGGCGGTGTTGTTGTAAACAGTATCAGCTTGCTTTTGCAACACTTCATCTATCGGCAACATATCCGCATTAGCGGTGCTATGAAACTTAACCATCCGACCATCGGGTGCTTTTGCCCAAAGCAAGGTTTCCCAAATCTCTTTAGGTGACACGCCGTTTTCTAACATCTCTTTAGCGTACTTTAATTCAGCAGGGTCGATACCGGCAGCTTTTGAGCCGATAAGCATCTTCGACTGCGTACCCGTTGCCATAGCATCTAGCAATTCAGCGGGTAAACCACCGCGATCCATAATTTGAGGTAAGGCACGTTCGGCGTATTTTTCACCCGCACGCCCCATGTTTTGCACTAGCTTAGAATTTAAAACACGTGCTGTGCCGCCCAATCCGGGAATTAACCCAAGCAAACCGAGACCACCTTCAATTGCAGCACGACCATACTCACCGCGTTTAGCAGAATCAATAGCTGCCTCACCACTACGCATGGCTTCTTGTGTTTGCATACCCGTACCTAGGAACGGCACAAAGTCTGACACACCTAACCCTAGCGGCATCTTGCTACCCTCACCGCCTGTAATAGAGCGCGTCACCCCACGGGCATAACCTTTCTCTGCACCAAGCCCCTCAATGATTTCTTGTAGACCCTGTGCGTACTTATCACGTATCGTGGCATCGTAGGGTTTGGTTTCTGCGACATCACCGCCCTCGTCAAACGCAACCATGCCACCCTGTGCAAATCGGTCGTTGGGTTCATAAGCCCAATCTTGTCTAGGCCGTTGTTGGCGCATCGGGGCAAAAATGCTCTCGCCACCAATGTCGTATAGATAGTCAATCTGTGCGCCCGGTGGGGTTCTAGCTGAAATAGCTTCAATAGCCGCTTGTGCTGCCGCTTGTTGTTGTGTTTGTTTCTTTTTCTTTTTGGTTTGATCTGTTTCTTCTTCGTCATCTGTGCCATCACCCGATCCGGCTGACCCGCTACCAGAGCCGCTACCACTCCCAGAACCTGACCCGCTACCACTCCCAGAACCTGACCCGCCACCTGACCCGCTACCACTCCCAGAACCTGACCCGCTACCCGTTCCACCACCGCCCGAACCAGAACCCGTACCACCGCCAGAGCCTGTGCCGTTGCCTGAGTTTGAACCACTACCCACGCCATTACCCGTACCGCTATCTACACTACCGCCGCCGATTGCACCAATAACACTTGCAATCGTGGCAACAGACGTGCCGCTTTTAAGTAAAAAGATAATGTCCGCATTGGACAATACGTCGCTAAGTGGCATATCGGGGTTGTTGACTATCTGATCCGCTAAGGCTTGTTCTGGTGCGCCCGCCGTGTCTAACATTGAATCTGGAAAAATTGTTTCGGGTGTGCCGTTGGAAACATCCAACATGGGAATGTCGTAATTTTCTGCTGTAGGGATGGTGAGTTCTGACAATTGCTCTTGCTGTAACGGCATCGCAGGTGTGCCGTACAACGGGTTTTGCGCAGGGGGTAAGGCAGGCGTATTGCTGCCTTGTACTAATTGATAGTTTTCAAAATCAGGATTTGCCTTTTTTAATAGCTCAATTGCATCCATTGTTTCTTGTGGCGCAGCTTCAATGCCCAAAGAATTTTTGGCTTTGGTATTGGAAAATGTAACGTCTCCACCTTCCCCGCTATCGGCTCCACCCCCGCCATCACCGGAGCCTCTTATGTCAATGTAATCATTGTAATTTGCGCTATTGGTATAGTCGCCCATCATGGCATTAGCTTGGGCGTCCGTTAAACCAGATGATAACGCATCGCCTATGTAATCACTTGCCGCATTACCCGCGGCACTGGTAGCTGCCCCAATTCCCGCTGCTTTAATAATGTCCTCTATACCGCCGCCAGATAGAGCAGATTTCCCACCTTGCATGATGGCGCTTTGAATTGCCATATCAGCTAACTGACTGCCGGTTGATAGCGCAGGAGCCATATACGCCATAAGTTGCGGTGCGTAAGCTGCGGCAATCATACCTGCTGCTTTAGTCCCAAGCGTGCGCCAATCTTTGCCTACATCACGTTCTGATTCTTTAGCAAGACGGAGTTGTGCATCGGGCAATTTAGCTTCTGCTGCCGTGTGCCAAGTATACGCATCTGTGCCGGTCAAATCTCCAGATGTACCAAACCACGCAGCTAACTTACCCGTTTGGGGGTCGTAATATTGAGTAGGCAAACCTTCGTATGCACCACCACGGGTCAATCCTTTTGCATCAAACCCACGCACACCTTGCTCAAATTTAGTGTTGACGTCAGCGTTCGGGTCAAGGAACGGCATCTGCTTGTCTAGATATTCTTTGGACGTTGTAAATCCTTGAATAACATCGTTTAAGTCAATCTCGCCGCTTTTTAGTCTATTGTTATAAGCAACCACCTCGCTTACATCTGGCGCACGACCTAATAAGTTTTTGTATAAATCTTCAATGTCTTTGTCGTATCCAGTAATGCCTTTATTCAGTTTTTTTAAGTCAACGTATTCACCAGTTTCTGCGTTTTTATACCCAGAAACATAACCGCTGTCGTCTTGAATGGGAACGACTTGGTACTGCGCTTGATTGCCTAGCATTAACTGCCCATCAACAATAGAATACAAATCTTGAGCCGCAGGGGTTGCCTGAGCGCCGGAAGGCTGTCCTTTTGCTTGACTCCAGAACGATTGGTTCTGCCGCACCTCTGGCTCATTAGCTAGTGCTTGTGCTACTGAAGAATAATCTTTACCGACCCAGTTGGCTATATCCGAATCACTTGGCGGGCGACCTAAGTTATGAATCCATAGGTTATACACATCACCGTAATTTGCTGCGTTAGTATTGATTGCACCAGAAGAAGGTGAAGACGTCGATCCATGCGATTGACCTTCTGCGCTAGACCTAAGCGCTTCACGCAACTGCTCACCCGTCATACCTTGGTTGAGGAAATTAGTAAACGTGTCCATCCCGCTTGGGTCAGCTTGACGACCAAGTTCTTGCTGGTAAATGTCGTTAATTGTTTGTTGCCACGAATTTGCAGCGGGGGCTGGGGTAAAAGCAGGCTGATCCGACGCGCCGGGTTGCGTCCAGAACGGTTGATTGTTTTGTTGAACCTCTGGTTCGTTTGCCAAGGAATTAGCAAGTGACCCGTAGTCCACACCAACCCAATTGGCAACATCGGCATCGCTTGGTGCGCGACCCAAATTGTTCATGTACAGATTGTATACGTCGCCGTAATTTGCTTCAGCCATGTTACACCTTGATCTTTAAGACGTTACCCGCTGCGGTATCTCTGTACACATCGCCTGAGCGCAAGTTAGCAAGGTCTGCTTGAGTGGGCAACGTGTTGATATTGATGTTTAACTGAGCAACACTAATAGCTTGTACAGCGTTTATCTGCTGAAAAAACAAGTTCAAAATGTTAACCAACCGGTCAAAGTATTGCTTGCTATACTCCGCAGGAGGATTGGGTGGATTTGGTGGCGCACGATTAGCTAGAAGTCCCATGTTATCTTAATCCATCTGGACGCAAATCAATGCGTGGGCTACCTAATTGCCAGCCTGTTCCTACTTGGTTGGCTTCGACCTTAAAGATAAACTGCCTGCCGCG